AAACCAACAAGAAGAACTCAAAAGAGCACAAAAGGCTCTAGATGAGTATATAAAAAAGATTGAAAAATCTGAAAAAGTTTTAGCAAGTCTGGAGAGTGGCCTTAACAAAACCAGGTCAGCCGTGAATACTTTAACCAATTCTACCCTGGGTAGTACCTTTACTCTAGACGGCTTTGTTAACAATATAATCAATGTTGCTCACAGGCTACAAGATTTAGAGGTTGGGCTGGCCCGATCTACTGGTAGGGTAACAGACTTTAGAGACAATCTACAGGACATAACAAGAGCAAACAAGGCTTTGTCAATCAGTCTCACTGAGGGCAAAGAAATAATATCCGGATTAAGCGTTGGGATGACTCGCTTTAATCTTGTAGGCGAGAAACAACAACGAGTCCTTCAGAATGTTGCCGCCCGGTTCAAGAGACTTGGTGTTGAGACCAGTGATTTTGCACCTGTACTAGACAGGATCAACTTTGGCTTTGGGATGACAGGCGAGGCTGCGGCTTCGGCGGCAGCAAGCCTTGAAGATATGTCAGATGAAGTCGGTCGCCCACTTCAGTCAGTTATACAAGACCTGAACGAAATAGGTCCAACACTTGCTAGATTTGGAAATAATGGGCTAAAAGTCTTCCGTAAACTAAACATCCAGGCTAGAGAGCTGGGACTTACTGTAAAACAGGCTTTTGACCTCACAGAATTGTTTGATACATTTGAGAGTGCAGCCAATGTTGCAGGAAGGTTAAACGCTCAGTTAGGATTGCAGTTAAATTCTGTTGAAATAATGAAGGCAAGCACAGAAGATCGTCTTGATATTCTCAGAAAGGAATTTCAGTTACAAGGGAAGAACTTTCAAGCGATGGGTCGCCGCCAGAAACAGATGATCGCTTCTATCCTAGGGGTAGATGAAGAAACAGCAGCAAAAGCCCTTGGCGAAGGGATGGACATTAGCCAGTTTCAAAAACAAAAGGCAAAAGAAAAAACTTTAACTGACGTAGTGACATTTCAAGAGCAAACAACAAAAGCCATAGAAGACCTAGGGAGGATTTACTCCGAGGATATACAAGATTTAACACAAAAATTTCTAAACTATGCGCAGAATTTTGAGAAGTGGGCTCCCAAAGTGTTGGTTGCACTTGGTGTTGGGGCGGCGGGAAAGATACTTGCTAGAGGTGGAATGGCTTTAAGCAAGGGCTTGGCAACGGGCGCTGCATCGGGTACAGGAATGCTCGCTGCGGGCACAGGTTTGGCGACTGCTGGCGGCGCTGCGCTGAGTACTCTGAGTGCTATTCCTCTGGTTGGTCAAGCTATTGGTGGAATAGGTCAAGGACTATATGAATATCAACAAACCGGGGATGCAGGACGTGCCGTCGCTAGAGGTGGAGCAGGAATTACGGGTGGCTTGGCTGGTGCTGCTGCTGGTGCTGCACTTGGTAGCGTTGTTCCTGTTATAGGTACCGTCCTTGGCGGTATTCTCGGAGGTGTAGTTGGTCAGTTCGGCGGTGGTATGTTGGCGACCTCAATAATGGGAGATCCTAAAAAGGATCCCGGCAAAAGTTCGGCAGTCAACGATATGAAAAGAACCCAGGCTCAAAAGAGCCAGTCAGAAACTGACCGTACAATAGAAGTTAAAGAGATGACCCTTCCAATTAGAATGGTTGTTGATGGAAGAGAATTCTCACCAATTGTAGAGAAAGCAATGAACATAAAACTTAACCCAGTGACACCAAGGTAGGGAAAAGAAAATGGCTGTAACACAACAATTTCAAATGTTATATATAACCCATGTCCCAACTGGTGATGTTGTGTTTTTTCCGGCATACTTAGAAATGTTCAGTGATGCCTACACGTCACACTGGAATGCTGAAGATGTTTATGGTCGTATGGACCCCATCGCAACGTTTATTAACACAAGGAGAGCACTCTCCCTTGCTTGGAATGTTCCCGCTGAATCTTATGATGAGGCTAAGTCGAATATGGTCAAGTTAAACAAGCTTATGAGTTTTTTATATCCTCTGTACGATGAGGAATCTGACGGTGCAACCGCTATCAATCAGGCTCCATTGATGCGAATACAGTTTGGTAACTTGATAAGAAACGCTGCTACAGGCGGCGGCTTATTGGGATATATGAATGGGTTCACTTTCGACCCAGCCCTTGAATTTGGAATGTTCCACAATGAGCCAAAGGGTATCCTAAAATCCGCTATAGCGAGTGTTGATTATGAGTACTACCCTAAGACGTTTAGGTTAAATACTGAATTTAATGTTTTGCACGAACACGCTCTTGGGTTTAAGAGAGCAGATTCCACAGGCAAAAGCTTTAGTTTCCGAGATAAGAAAATCACAGAACAAAGCTATCCTTACGGGGTGGATGACCCAAATGTTCAAGATCCAGCGCTCTCTGTTGGGCTTCTGGCACCGGAACTTAGATCAACTGCTCTTATCACTGGGCAGGAAGTCGGCGATCCTGAGTCGATAAACAAGGCTCTAGCCTCAGACGCACTAAATAAAGGGAAGAAGTAATGCCATATTCAAGATACAGTAGAAGAGAAGTATTTTTAAACAATGACAAAAACTATAGAAATGTTTTTTTTAAAAATCGTGATGTCCAAGAGATTTCTCAATATGATTCTCCGATGATAGCTTATCCAACTCCTAGTGAGATAAGCAGCTTGAACAATGTTCTATTGGTTTGGGGTGCAACAGATAAGCTTTATAACATCGCCACAAAATATTATGGAGAACCCGAGTATTGGTGGGTTATAGCCTGGTATAATAAAAAAGCGTCCGAAGCAGAATTTAAGATAGGTGATCAATACTATGTGCCGCTGCCTTTGGATGAAGTTTTGGGCTACATAAAGTAAGGAATTTAAAATGGCAGTCAAAAATTTAGGACGTCTAACCCAAGGGCAGCTTTATAAGTATAAGGTGCCGCCCGGCAAGTCCCTCTTTGAGTATAAGGGTGTATCCTACTTAGCTGATAGTGTCAAAGAGGGAGCAGAATTTGGAGCGCAGCTTCGCAAGGACGAGGAGTTTATTCGGGCTAGTGCTGTAGCATTAGCAAACAAAAAGCAAGTTTTTGACAATATATATGTTTCTGAGGGCAACTTCAACAAATTCTATGTAATAACAGGTGACCCGCCTAAAGCGGTTGAAATTACAAAAGAAGAGGTTGATCGCTTACGCCAAACACGGGAAAACAAACTTAAAAAGGCTAAAGAAAAAGCTCAACCTAATGAAACAATCAAAAGGTATGTGGAAAACATACAATCGTATTTTATTAACGAGGTTGATCAATTCTCTAATTATTTTAGCAATAAAGACCCAAAAACAGAGATAAACATTCACAAACTAGCTGGTGATGTTCCTGCTGGAGTTTTTAGTAATATTATTGCCCGGAGAGGACAGCCATCAACAAACGCATCGCCAATCTTTGGCGGTTTTGTTCATGCAACACCCGCTCAGTTGGCGCACCTCCAGCCTTTATTGCGATTTTTTATGGTCGATCAAGCTGGGAATGAAGATGAGATTTACTTTAGCGATCACACAACAGGAGAGTATGCTAAAAAGATAGCCGACTTGCGATCAGGAGGATCAATAAATGAGTTTCTATCGCCTCGATCACAGCGAGGGTCTGACGCAGGCATAAAGTCATTTACCTGGAATTATAACAACAAGCATGAGGGTGATTATATTATCGAGGCTGAATTACAGTTATATTTTGGAACATTGGCAGAACTGGCTAATATCAACTATCTACAATTTTTATTTCCGACTGGAGCAGCCGCAGATTTAGCCAAAGATATTGATAAGAAATCTAAAGATGCTCGTGAGAAAGAGAATGCTAAGGGATCTAAAACCAAAACTCAAATAACCAATTCTGCCCTTAAAAAACTAAGAGATAAAAAAACAAACTATAGAAAAATATTAAGCCTAGGAAATCAAGAGTTAGGTAAGATAAGTGATGGGTTTAAGGAAGTCAGGGCAGCAAACAAGAAAGAATTTCGCCAACTAAAAGTTGTTGTTGGGTGGTCCATACCAAAGGGCAGTCGCCAAATGTTGATGGATAGTTTTGCCGACCCAGAAAAGTATAAAACTTTTATAAGGGGCGTTGAGGCAACGTCAAGAGCAATATTTTTAAATCTCTATGACTATAACGTAGACTTTCAACAAGAAGGACCAACAACTCTGTCTTTGAAGTACTTAGGTTCAAGCGATAATTATCTTGCCACGCCTGGATCTGATATTCTTGGGTCAAATAACTACACTGGAGACTTAAAAGGGATATTGGAGAAAGTCACAGATACATCCATCGCTGGTTTCCGAAATCTAGAGGGCAAAGTTATAGATACTAGGGCGGATGGACAGGAAAGTGGTGAAGTGGAGAGATCAACCGCATCGCCCGGTGTCGCTTCTCTCAAGGACCCGTACTTAAATTCTGTTTCATCGGGTGTAAATAACCAAGGCGAACCGACTATT